ACAATACTCCACCAACAAATGCAGCACTACCAGGATAAGTACCTGATGGAGTCGTTACTGTATCAGTAGCAGGATTGTATATTCTTGCTGTAGTTGAATTGAAAGGTACACAAAAAACTCTTCCATCGGGTAACAATACTCCACCAACAAATGCAAGATTACCAGGATAAGTACCTGATGGAGTCGTTACTGTATCAGTAGCAGGATTGTATATTCTTGCTGTAGTTGAATTGAAAGGTACACAAAAAACTCTTCCATCGGGTAACAATACTCCACCAAAAAATGCACCACCACCAGGATAAGTACCTGATGGAGTCGTTACAATGTCGGACAAAGTTCCGTAATTGTAATTACGGGCTGCCATAAAATTAGCAACGGGTTCGAGAGGAAAATAGTAGTTTGGAAAAGAAGAGTTCTTCCCCAATACCACCATTCTAGTAGAAGGTCTCATGGTGCAAAACTCCTAGCACGAATAGTAAAACTCTCACTATTTGCAGCAGGTGTGAAAGCACCATTAGTAACCACATATCCAAACAGAGAAGTACCTGTTAGTTTATAAAGTTGGTTCAAGTTTCTTGTTTCAGCAACTACACTACCACCACCTTGAGCTAATAATGCAAATAAATTAATTCCTCTAGGAGTTAGAATACTTGCTCTATCCCCAGATGATATAGAAAATGCTAAGTTATCTGCTATTGCTGATGGTGGAGTAACGCCGTATAGATATATCGTAAAGCTACTCATACCACTAGGAACTGCTGTGATATTAAAAATAATATCTAAGCTTTCAATAAATATAAATCCACCACTAGCACCAATATTTGTCAACTCAAATACACCGCCATAAACATCATTAGCCGTATACGGTGTAACGTTAGCAGGTCTTGTTACTAGCCTCGATGCAACATAAGCTAGTCCTGCTGGAGCAGTAGCCATGCTTACAGGTTGTGTCGTTTGGAAGAATGTTCCGGTTACAGGAATCTTCCCTCCGACTAATTCTGGGAAGCGATCGCTCAACAATTGAAAAATATCACCCAGTGCTTTAAACGCACCAGAAACCCATCCCAACAAACCTACACCACCTGTAGGCATGGTGGCAGTATCTATTTTATTGCCAAGGTCAATAGTGGTTGATTCACCACTACTAGCAGCCGGAGCTATCAATAAATTGCTCTTTACTGCAAGCAATTCAACCACAGCAGTACCAGATTCAATGGTAGGAACTATTTTTATCTGGCTAAATGCAGTAGAATTTATCCCATACTGCCCAGCAGTTGTGATAGTTGCAGATTCAGTGTTGTCGGACAGCCGATAAACATCGATCGCACTCCAACTCGTTCCACTGACTGAACCTTCAAAAGCGAGCGATCCCGTGAAAGTTCCACTAACTGAAATACTTACACCTGATAAATCGCCAACAGCAACTTGAATAGGTTGGCTAGAATCCGTAAAACTTAACGACGTTGTTCTATCAATAGCATCAATGGCTTTCTGAAAAGCTGCCATAAAATATTAAATACCAATAACTATCATAATTATAACAAACAAAACCGCACATCAAGGGATGCACGGTTTCCGAGTTCGTTGTAAAAATTCAGTATAAATTAGGAGAGTTAAAAATATTCTAGCATGAACTACGGCTGTTTTTTCTCAATTTTGTACCACACACCACTAGACTTCTTGAATTTGAATCCATAAGCCTGTCGTGGCAATTGAGGCATATCCAAAATTTCTAGTAATTCTTCCTTGGTTCGCTCCCAACCATTAGCTGCGTGTTCATCTAATCGTCGCAACATTTCATCAGGGTGAGGACGATTAAACTGAGAAGCTACAGCCATCAAAAAGTCTTGATTACTGGGAATAATATCATCTATAGGTATACCTATAGATTCACCAACCCGTTCAGTTTTGTATTCTGCTACTGTTTCCATGTCGGCATAATTATAATTAAATTCTGCCATTACTTTACCACTTTTTAAATGCTCATGCAAAGCGTCTAATATCTCTACTTGATATTGATAAATGTATGATTTCCTCTTATCTCCAGGCTGTTTAAATGTTTTAATTCTTAAATAGTTTAACCTGTTATTCAAAGTCTGATCTGATATTCCATACTTAGCTTCAAGCGATCGCAGAAGTACAGGAGTATTATTGAGTTCCATGCCGACACCCTAGTTATTGTAAGTACAGGATATCATGAGTTGGTGTTTCTATAGTTATATCTATAGACACAAAAAAGCCACACTTTACGCGGAGTGTGGTGGTTTGTTGGGGTTGATATAAAAATTCAGTATATTAAGATGGGAGATATAAAAATATTATAGCTTAAATATCCTCCAAATAATCATTAATAATATTCAAAATTTCCTGTTTATCTTCTTCATTAATTCCCAGTATTTTTCTTTGGGGAACACCAATACCAAATTGATGTTTATATGCTTTGGCATCATTAATCCCAATTGTACAAGAAGTAGGAGTAACTTTATAATTTACCCTACTTCTCATTAATCCAGTTCGTTGCAATATTCTGAGTATTTTACCCTCAGATCGCTTGAGTCGGATAGTAAATATTGACAACGGTTTCCAAGGTCTACCGTCCGGGTCTACTTCCTGCTGAAACCGCAAATCAACAGATGCAATCCCGTATTCGCCAATCTCCTGCATTACAGGAGATAAATTACTGGTTTTGCTCAGTAATTTGGTTAGTGCCTCCTGAATGGCTTTGTCTTCATACTTGATTGAGAAGCTGGGGTCTGACATATTGTGGGGTGATCGCTAGTGGATGCGATCGCACTATTATTCTATCAAAAAGCTATGCTGCCATCTCGCTATCATTAATAACTCACCTTTGTTTTTGCGATCGCTATGTATTTTGAAGTTCTATTAATCTTTCTTGATGTATTTCTAGTTTCAGCTAATTAGATGCAACGTATTTTCTCCGCCAAGGATAAGCAATCCCGTCGTTCCTAACAAAATCTTGCTTGTCCTTGTCAAAAATACCATATCCTCCGGACGGAAGTGTTTTTACCGTAAATCTCTTGTTTGCCATGATTATTCTCCTAATGTTTTAGCGATCGCTTGCTGTTGCTTAGTCAAAAATTCTTTCACCTCTAACAAAGCATTTCCTAAAGGCATACTTTTTAGCGATCTGACAAGAACATGATTGTACTTGAAGTTTCCAGCAGCAACAGTGTAAACGAAACTGCCAGAACTCATCTGGTCTAAATTAATCACAAAGCAACCACAAGAAAACGCAACATCAATTCCCTCGAAAACTATTAAATCGGGACAAGGAAAATGTTCTTTGATTCTGTTAATTATTTCATCCACAGGCATACACGCAAGATTGGGTCTATTGAATGTTATTTTTTCTTCCTGCATTTTCTTTCTCCGAATTACTTAACTTTTTAATGAAGCGCGATCGCTCACTCTTTACAAACTCTGCATTTTATAGAGCGATCACTAGTCGGCATCATCAGAATAATCTGGGCTATCCCCAGTTATTAGCTCAAATATTTCTTCAGCTATCATCAGAGATTGTCTTTCTCTTGGGTCATCAAGGGGTTCTTTTCTGAAGAAATAGCCAGGCTCTTGTCTTTTAACACCGTGCATACGCATATACACAATATTGGAAATATCCTCAACAAACTCTCTTTGTGTACAGTCAAATTCCATGTCAATTTTCATTCACTTTCTCCCAATTATTTAGCTTTTCAAAACCTTCATTAATCGCGCTCAAAGTATCAATTCCCAACTCAGTCAATTTGTAGTAATCGCGGACAGTTCCGTTGGCTGCTTCAGTGAGTCTAGATACTAGCTTTTCTTTTCGTAATCGCCGCAGGGATGGATATAAAGTACCTTCCCTGATATGGCGATCGCAGCACTCAAGTAATGCCTTAGCTATTTCCGCCCCGTACATTTCTCTGTGTGCGATCGCTCTTAAAATTAATTCTTCAGACGGTGACAATTTCATGGGTTATAGGTTAGGAGCGATCGCTAAATTTCTCTTTTGCCAAAGAAGCGAGCGATCGCTAAGTACATCCTCCCAGTGAAAGTAATCAGCAACACCGTCTTTGGCGTAGTGAGTTAATATTGACTCTTGCTCCTCTGGGGTAAAACTACTCAATCTGTAAGACTTATAAGAGCGATTATCCTTACTGCCGTATTCCATCAAGAAGGATTTGAGTGGACACTCGACGACGTAATAGTAATTATCCTGAGCAGGATATACAGTTTTATGACCAATATTGCATTTTCTGGCGTACTCTTCTAATTCCTGCTTGTTCGTGGAGGTTTGTATGGGCGATTTTTCTGCCTCGTCAATTCCATCATTTTCTAGAATCATGTACAACATGACTTTTAATTCCCCTTGCTATCTAAATTTCAATGTACATCGAATTATAGATAATGTCAACTACTTAAACTAAAATCCCTGCTGCAACTAAATTATTTATATCCTAGTGTTTGATATTCAACAACTAATAACCAACAATACTTACAATATGTAATCAAATAAAGCAGCAAATTTGACATCCTGCTTAAAAGCAAAATATCAGCGATCGCAAATCACAACGCATCTAAAACCCTTGCAGAATCAGCACTTTTCGGGAAGTAGTTACAAAATCCTCCTCGTTAGACAAACACGCTTAATTTAATTAAAATTCTTTTTGATTTAATTTTTTTAATTTTAATTCTTCTCTTTGATTAAGAGAAATTAGCTCTTGAATAATTATGAGAATGCTTTTGTAACTATTTTCAAAATTACGTAAAATCAATGCTTTTGGATACTTGCTATTTTCACTGAGATGGACTAGAATGCTATCAATGGACAAAACGCCCCAGTAGTATCGAGCTACCAAGACGTTTTTTATCAGTCCACTCCGATCACAAACCGATCTAAAGTAAATGAATCATACCCTTGAACTGCCCCAATTGCAAGGTACGACCGTACTAAGTAAGCAAGAAATCCTAGAAACCCGCGAATTGGCCTTTGAAGTTGCCAATAGCTTGAGCGTCAGAAAACTCCTAACTCACATGGGAATCCTCAACTCTATGGCATGGAGAGCCGCTATAGATTATGGAGCTATATATAAGGATGACATTGGAGTTTACAGAATCATTCCTGAGAAATGGGAAAACCTTCTAGCCTGTTCTGCTGCTGGAGATGTGCAAATTACAGTCTCAATCGAATGGACAGAAGATTATCTAAAACAGTGCTGGCCAACAGCATTTTATAACGATGTCACCCTACGAGCTTACCGTGCCAAGCATTTAGAGTTAGGCTTGTTCTACTACGACATAGCGAATCGTCCTAGAGGTGCAGCATGGGGACATAAACATGGTGTTCCCTGTCAGGGAGTTGCTACATCCCCAATACTGGAAAGGTTTGATATCGCTAGAACCCTCATCTTCTATCAAGTTTTTGATCAGGTTCGTAGAGATAAAGTTGCCAAAAAAGACAAATCTGATGATGCAGCATTTAATTCCATGCCCAAACATGGGGGAATGGTAATGGTTGAGCTATACAACGCCCTATTTTTCGGCATCGCTGAATTTCATGGTGCATCCTTTGGCAGTAGAGATATTGTCATTGGAGTTGTAGACCCATTACCAGCAACCAATACCTTTATTTGGAAGTGGAAATACAAAAATACTCTCAGCAAGAATTGGTCACAACATCTCTATCCCCAAGTCTGGCGAGATATGGTTGACCGAGTTGGGCAAAAAGCAGAACGGGCAATTGAGATTATCACTGACTTAATACGTGAACCACTGGGAGACATAGCAGAAGTGCCGTTTTGATTAGAGAATGAGCGATCGCATTAACCACATAAATAATCGAGGAATAGAAAAATGATTGACATTCAAAGATTCATTGATTCTGACAACTATAAAACGGTTGGATATTTCACCAAATCTCATGTAGAAACGAATGAGTTTTTAGAAGCTGCAATAGAAGCATGGGAGGATGAAAATGATTCAGATGAGTTTGTATGCTTGTTTGCAGCAAGTGATGTTAAGCATGAATATTGGAAAGTAATGAATGACGAAGAAATAGAGGATGAAGGAGTAGGCGATGATGACTTAGAAGAATATTATTCTTTGTCGAATGATTCAGATCCTCGCTCATTCCCAGTTACCGTAATCTTTTCGGACAAAAGTTACAAGGTAAGATAATTAAGCGATCGCACACCCTAATTACTAGCTTTATCAAAATAAATGTGTTTTAATAATTATCAAGTCCAGATTATTAGAACATCATGAATAAAGCAGAATTAGTTGATGTGATCGCTATCGAATTACCAGGAACAACAAAAAAAAGTGTTAACCAATTCCTAAACGCTTTGACTAAAGTTATTTCTGAATCTGTAGCTGAAGGTGAAAAAATCACTATCGTCGGATTTGGAACTTTTGAAGCTGCACAAGTCAAAGAACGCAATGGACGTAACCCCAAAACCAATGAACCTATGCTCATCCCTAGCAGTGTAAAACCAAAGTTTACACCTGGAAAAGAGTTCAAAGAAAAAGTTTTGGCAGCAAGCAAATAGTTTTTAGGCGATCGTTCTTGTGGGCGCTCGCATATTAATAAATTTATATAACATTAATTAGGGAGGAGAAATGGACTCAATTCAAGAAGTAGCTCGATCTTTGGAAATTGCATTAGGCAATAATTACAAAGTTCAAACATGGACTAATATCGTATTCGAGAACAACATGATAATAGGTACGTTCAAACAATTTAATGACCCCAAACACTACATTATAGCAGTATCGAAAGACTCTGATGATTTTATTTTAGCTGAAATAAACGAGTGATTTAGCTTAATCAGCAGAAGCCCCACGTCTCACTCTTAGGAGCGTGGGATGAATGCGCGTGAGTTGAGTTGCGTAGCCCAAATTGTATTTGAGCGTAGCGAAAACAAAGAAGGCTACAGCGACGAAACGAACAAAATATTGATTTTATGTTATTATAAAAAAGTAGGTGTAGTCCAATTAAATGCAGAAATGCAGCCTACAAAACAAAAAACAAATCTCAAAACCAAAGAACCGTGGGGCGCACGGTCTTAAAGCTCAGTTAATGTCCTCATAGAGGAGTCACTGAGAAGCCTACATTCACCTGAAAGGGAGTGTGTGGAGTACGTCACGGGGAATTATTTGAATTGTTTTGGTTGCTTGCCCCTGGATTATTTGCGCGTCTTTCTCTGATTTTTCGTATTATCTCCTTGATATCAGTTGGATTTATAAATTCTGATGCAAGGGTAGTGACAATATCATTATTTAAAGTTCCCGCAATATTCTCCGCAATCCATCCTGATACCGTATCTTTGACAGTTTCTTGGTGTTCTTTAGATGTTCGTTTGATTTCGTTTGCTATATTTTCTGCCAGCATTTTTGTTTTTGCGATCGCGGAAGCAGTTTGAAAGGCTTGATCTAATGCTGCTTTCGCGTATTCTTTTTTGGAGATTTTCGTAACGTGCTTAATCCCATCACTTGCTATAGACCCTAAAAGTCCTCCAATTAATTCGCCGGGCTTACCACCTGTTATACCTCCTAAAACATTGCCCAATCCTTCTCCACTTATTTCAGCGATAAGATTAGTTGCTTCTTCTTTTAAATTAGCATTCTCGCCGGCTATTTTTTTAGCAGTTACATTTGCACCAACTTTAGCCGCTTTTTTAGCTGCTGTAGGCAAATTACTTGCAACTATTCTCGTGCCTACTTTTATAGTTCTACCAACTGCTTTTTTGGCAAATTGTCCACGCGAATTTCTTATGTGTTGCATTGGATTCCACCAAGCATCTTCTCTAGATTGATCGCTGACATTAGCCTCAACCTTCTCCCTAATTTCAGGAGACAACCGAGCCAGAGTTGAATCAATAATTTCCTGTTTTTCTGCTTCTGGCATTGAACCTGCTGCACGTTGAAAACCCTGTTCTGCTACAGTCATCGGGTCTGGGGGGTTATCTAAAATAGTTGCCCCCATCCTATTCAACATTCTTTCATTGGCAGTAAAAGCAGTACACCGACATCCAAAAGCGCAAGTTGGAAATGCGACTTTCCAGAATGGATGATCTGAGCGAATAGCCTTATTATTTAAAGCCAAGTGGTTAGGACGTGGTACAACACTATCACGATGAACCCACACTAAATAAGGACGACGCTGCATAATCTCAGGAGTCATCGCCTGTTGCCACCGTCCAGCCGCATAACTTCTACGAGAATTGGTGTCTAAAATTGTGTAAATTCTGTTGTCGTCAGCTTGCCACCCCTTCCTACCAATTAAGCGCTTGAATTGACGTTTGAAAGTTTCAACGTCGTCACCATTAGTAATTGCTTTATCAACCAACCATTTAGCGTCTTCCAGTAAATCACCGCGAGTTAAGCCAGAAATAGTAAACGCTACATCATGCTGTTCTGCCTTAAAATCCTTCCATGACTTTGTAGTGAATATAAATTTACTGCGGAAATAGGCTAACTGCTCCTCAAATGTTTGCTTAAACCAGTCAGGTATACTATCAGTTTTAAAGTCAATTTCATCATTTTCAGTATCCAGCATCCCAGCTAATTTAGATATCGTAATTGCCTGTTCCAATTGATTCATAAATTGTTTGCTGGACAATGAATCATAGTAGTCAGCAACATTGATATCTTCTAAATTATCCTCACTTTGGATTTTTTTGGTAATTACATTAATCCAGGAATTTATAGATAGAGCGATCGCTCTTTGGTATTTTTCTACAATTAAATCAACTATATCTTCATCTTTTTCGGCATTATCATTTTTTTTTACGGGTTCAAGAATAACACCGTCAGTTGGTTTAATATTGCCAACAATAACGCCATACATTTTTTCAGCCATAAAAAGACTGTAACCATAAACGAATTGCATTAACAAAAGAATATCTTTGTATTCAATTCCTTTTTTGACGCAATCATGAATATCAAAAAAATCAGGATCTAAGGAAAAATTATCCGAAATTACTTCTACTGTCTTTTTACTTATTCCAAAATCAAGTAACTCGCTGGGTTGAGCATAGTTAATCATCTCAATAATCCTCTGTTTCTAAATAATTTGTCAAACTCAGGCAATATATTCGCGTTAAACTCTTTCTCGTCCCAATGCCCATTTCCAAAATCTCTGCTTGTTTTAGCAAGAAGGGTTTGCTTTAATTCTTCATTTCCTGATTTTGTTACAATATACTGTGTATATGCTCTAGCAAAAACTTCTGAAGGATCTAAGAGGTAATCTGCGTGTTGTCTCCATCTTCTTTGCCCAACCTCATCTATTCTCTTGATCGCATCAGAATTTCTTAATGCGTTCATTAATGGTGACATATCTGGCACTTCTTCCTTGGCTTGGTTTATTAGATTGTTATATACTCCCTGATCATTATATCGTGTGACAAAAGTGCCATAACGTTTGTTATCTCCAAATAAAAGTAAATCAATTGTATGCCCCATTTCGTGAATAGTATGAGTTTGCGTAAGTAATTCATTTTCTTTCTTCCCAATATTTTTGTCATCTCTATTTTTTACAGATTGGACATTTATTTGTAAGGTGTTAAAGGATATATCGGCAATACCATTTTCCCCTTTTTTCCCGGATGTTTGTACCATTCCACCTGTAATACCAGAATCATCAATTTTATTAATATCAATTTCAACTAACTTTGACTCTAATTCTTCAAGAGAATGAACTCGATTAATTGTATCTAGTGACGCAGAAATAGCCGATTTAGCAATTTCGACAGCTTCTTTAAACTCTGGAGCTTTTGCTGAGTCTGTTACATAGATATCAGGAGCGTAAGGAATTGCTTCTTGTTCAGCCTTAACTTCCTGTTCACGTTTAACTCGTTCTTGTTCAGCCTTAACTTCCTGTTCACGTTTAATACGTTCTTGTTCAGCCTTAACTTCCTGTTCACGTTTAATACGTTCTTGTTCAGCCTTAACTTCCTGTTCACGTTTAATACGTTCTTGTTCAGCTTTAGCTTCCTGCTCACGTTTAACTCGTTCTTGTTCAGTTCTGGCTTTAGCTTCTTGTTCTGCCTTGGCTTTAGTTTTTTCGATTTCTGGATCTGGATTTCCGTTGCCCGAATTACCTGGAGTAGAACCACCTCCGCGACCTGCTAAAGCTAGTGCAGCCACACCTCCAGCTATTCCTAATGCTGCTACCCCACCTGCTACAGCTAATCCTATCCCTGCACCATTAGGTTTAGATTTATTCTTTTCAGGGTTATTACTTGGCTTGGATTCAGGAGAACGTAGCGATTTAGGAGGATTTTTACGCCAATAGCCACCACCTTTAGCTTCTTTGTTGCTAACCCAGTGATATCCTTTACGCTCATTTACCCTAGAGTCCTCACGGCTTTCTCTGTTCCACTTGTAAGTTAAAACATCTTGGCTTGAACCTTTTTTAATCCCAAATTTATAAGTCCCATATTCGCTAGAAAACTCACCAAAAATATTACCGTTGCCAGCTACAGTCCAGTTATCTAAGCTAGATATTTTCTCTGGATAAATAGAACTAATTGCATCAGTAATATTCTTGTCATTGACTACATTGATTTGGCGATCGCCACTCAACACTTTAGTCCCAGTATCAATTTCTGGGACACTACAACCGCAGTTGTCTTGACGATAAACGCTTAATTCATCAGGTTTGATTGGCTCAATACCACCAAATCTACTAGCACCAGCATGATAAATAAAATTGCTCCTAACATCTTCAGGTGTCCTAAATCCTATAAAGTATTTGTCCTCATCATAAAATCCGGTTTTAGGGTCTAATTGTCTGACTTTGTAACCGTTGGAAGATTTTAAATCATCCCCCACATAAACATCAAGAGCTTTTTTATCAGGAGCATCACCATAAGAACCACGAATATGCCCATAACCACATTTCATCGGTTCACTCATGGGAAAACGCACATCCCCGGCTTCATGAGTTAAACCAATGCTGATGTTATTCCAGTTGAGAACTTTCTTGGGACGGGAATAACTACTGGCATTTAACTCATCTGCAAATCCGCCAACGCCCATTGCATCATATTTAGCACTACCATCAGCAGGTTCATTGGGATTCCATAAATCTTTGACAGCCCAATAAGCAGGACTAAATTTATCTTTATAAGCAGGTTTTCCGTCCTTAGTTCTTACTTCCTGCATCCTCGCTAAAAAACTTTTCTTGGCTTCTGGTGAGTAATTGTGTTTGTAACCTTCTGCTCCATAATGAACCAAAGCAACTTGATTGCCTTCCTTAGCTAAAACCATTCGTTTCTTACCAGCGCGATCGCTGGGCATTGGATTATCTGGTTGCCACCATTTGCCAAGGTAAAATACTTTCCCGTCTTTCTGCTTGAGATTGGAAATATCTACAGCATCGGCACGGTAATCATAGGAATCCTGTTGAACTTCCTCTGGAGGTAATTCTTCCGATGGTGCTTGTTCTTCAGGGAATCCACCATAGCCACCATAGGGATCTTGCGCTTGCTGCTTGGCTTCATCCTGTTGTTTCTTGAATAAAGAATCATCAAGGGTAGTTTCAATAGAGAACCCAGACTTACCAAATCGGGATTTTCTCACTTCCTCAATCAACAACACTCCAGCAGAAATATAAGTCTGATCAGTTGATGCCATTGTAGCCATGTTTGAGATTTTTTCAGCTTCACTCTCAACCATGAGATTGTGAAACTTAATACTCCATCCCTTAATTAATTCCCCCTTGGTCGGTCCCTCTTTACTCAGGAATATTAGTTTGAATAATCCGCGTAATTTCTTCCTCCACTTGCTAGTTTGGAAATCAGCGATCGTTGAAGCCCAATCTTTTTGCTCACTTTCACCAGATGCTCCTAAACCTGATGGAGATTCACCAAATAGTTTAGTGTGAGGAATATCAGAAACACCAATAAAATTGTCTCTTTGTTGGTTTGCAACTTCGGGAACACCTGCAAAATTTCTGCTGATAAATTCCATAGATTCTTTTTCGGCATCTATGATCGCACCACCAATAACACTAAGCATTGATCGGAATAATTTAATTCTCCCCTCTAACAAGAGAGAATCTTTACTCTTCATCATTGCCGATAAATCTTTCAGCTTATAAATAAAAATAGAAGCATCCTGAACCATTGCCCCGGTTGCCTTTAAAGAAGTTTTCCACTCAAGATAATCTTCCCATAAAGCAGCTAGTAAACTTTTTGTCCATCCCTGATTTTTCCGTAGCATATCAGGAGTAGCCCTAATGCCATCGGCATCAAATCTAATGATTCGGCTCTTATCAATAATGTATTGGGGATTATCTTCTGTAACATTTTTCAGACTTTTCCTGACATATTCTGGCAGAACCAACCTATATTTATCAGGACGCAAAGGGTTAACGTCTGTCAATGCTAAAACAGGCTCTACTTTATATCTATCTAAAACTTCTAATTTAACTATTTTTTTAAGATTTTTAATATCAATCGGTTCGTAGGCTGGTTTTTTATCATCAACAATAATGATAATTACTGCACCACCGTAAACGTTGGCTTGGAATTGAGCCTCATTAAATGCTTCTTCTACTTCCAAATCATCATGTATATCATTAAAATCTTCCAGGATGTCGTCATCACCATCCGAACCTAAAGTTAATTCCCAGCCTTTTTGAGTAGCCGCATCTACCTTAGCTGACACTACCCGATTTAAAATTAAATGTTCTGCTAAATCTTCTAGAGTTTGTTGCCCCCAATAGCCAACCCCATGCGGAATTGTCTGCGTTGTGCGATCGCTCCCAGTCCCCATTTTTGTCAGAAGATTGGACATGGTTGCATCAAACCGAATGTCTGACACTTCATCGGCTGAATCGGCATTAAAAATATCTAAAATATCTTCTGACATAGAGGTTTTTATAGATTACTGATATTTAATATCATATCAAATTAAGTTAAATGCCAATAAAAAAGCCCCTACTACGGGGCTAATTTTTAATTATTTTATTCACATTCGACGCTCAATAAGCGATCGTCTGACAATATCGCTACTAGCAGAACTGGCAACTTGGGCTAGTTGGAGAAGTTGATCAACATTGGCGATCGCTTCACTTTCCGATAATTTTGGCTGATTATTAATTGCCTCTCTGTAATACCACTGCTTTGGGGATAACAGCGATAAACCAGCATCTTTTACTTGTTGCCTCCATCCATCTTCGGGGAGGATTTCTTCTATGCCATGTCCTTCGTATAATAGTTTAGAACTTGAGGGCATCCAAGATCCCATCGTTTCGGGGTTGTAGCGAAGTCCTTTGAAGCAAACTTCGTCATACCCCATCTTTTTTAATTCTGGCAGAAATGAGATATCGCTCACACCAGAAATATAAGGATGCACCATTGGGAGTGCTTTCACATTATGTTTTTGGGCTAATTCTAAATTAGCCAATAATCTTTTAGTTGCGATTCTTTCGATAGTTTCAGCACCAGTTATAGTCACCACCAAATAAAAATCTGGAATGACTGCTAACTGCTCCATAAACTGATTTGTAATTGGCCATTTACTAACTACAGTTGTTAGCTTGGATTGAGTAGAAACTTTTTCAATCCAGTGCCAGAAATATTTTCTTAAATCTGACATCAAGCCATCTGTAACCGCAGTCCAGCCAGCAAAATCTCCCTTGAGAAGATGCCAGGGGAAATTGTAGAAGCGATCGCTTGTCTGCCTGTCTTCATTGATCCAAGGAGGCACATTCATAAACGTGCAAGCCTTATTTACTCCCACTAACCCATTTGTCCATTTGGCAGTTCTATCAGCGTCCAGTTCTGTTACGTGGCAATATTTACAAGCCACCGGACAAGCTGGAGAACCAACTTCAAATTTAAAATGCGATACCATCATCAAAAACTCCTATTAATTGTTGAAATAATTGTTCTTCTGGTAAAGTTCCGTCATATTTACACCAATTGCAACGATCATTTTTAATCACTTCAATTAACAACGGAAACCTTTGTCTTTCTAATAGAGTGCGACGGGCGATCGCTTCTTTTTTATCACCACGTCGCAACATTCTTTTTTGACTTTCCTGGAAAGAAATATCTAGCCAAACAATAGATGCTAATATTTCTAATCCTTAAACATTAACTAAACTATGATTCAAGATTTGTACTGGACTCATGCCAACTGTTACTTGATATTCTGGAGGCAGAACATCCTTGAACATTGACAGAAAACAATATTTGCAATCAAAACACTTATTTGCGGGGACATATTCACTCCATGCCATCCAAGAATTGATGCCATAGAGATTGAACTTACTCTGAAACTTGGGGTGAAAGCGCACATTGCCACCCTCGCCGGGAGGAACTAAAGGATCTGTTGCCAGCATCCCACCAGTTAAGAATCTGGCTAAACTCATTTCTCCCCATGTGGGGTATGAGCCGTCCCATCCCCGGATATTGATATAAGGCATCCCCATGTCTGGGGCTTTGGGACAGTTTGTGCAGCACAAGGAGCATTGACTTCTAATCTCCACTGGGCATTTTTGATATCGTTCGCTTGCTGTGTGGACTTCCACTTGAAAACCTAGATATTCTAGGAGTTCAATACTATGGGGAAGAGGTTTTACAAATTGTGCTGTGCCTTCACAAGTGCCTTGAATGGGACATGAAGCGCAATCCACAAAACCGGGAGCATTGTAATAGGGGTTTAGACTGCGTTTTTTACCCATCAAAGCAGACACCGCACATTGAGTACGAGTCCAGTAGGGGATATTTAACTGAGTAGCCAACTCTCGCATTAGTTTTGCTGATGCTTGAGAATTTAACTTGAGTGTCCGCATCCACTTCTGGTCGTCTGGGGCGGGGACATCTTCTAGTCCTGCATCCATTACAACTTGCTCATCACCACGAAAACCAGAGGAGACAATCGCATGACAACCCGAATCAACACTACGAGCAAACATCTCCGTGATTGTTTCAGGACTATCATTTACGGTGTGGATGATGGGGCGGATGTAGGCGATCGCCTTTGCGCCACACTCCCTAGCAGCTTTTAAAGTCCGATAGCGGGGTTCTGTGGGTGCTGGTTCTCTATCTTTGGGGAGATGGGAGATAGAAGCAAACACGAACAGATTAAGATTTTCAGACCAATAAGTTAATCTTTCACGCCACCAAGAAGACGATAAATCGCCTTTGGTGATAATTGCCACAGCACCAGTATGGCGATCGCTCACCAACTGGTTTAGTTTTGCCTCTGTGGAGAGGCGGAGAATACTAGGGTCTGCCAAATTATTTATAGAGACTGGCAAATCTCTTAACAATTTTTCCCACTCTTGACGCATAATATTAATTAACTCCTATTGCTAACTTTGGATAAACTAGGCATTTGGGATGCTCTAGTGGTACGAAGGGATTGTGTAGGCTCTCAACCAACAATCCTTCTGATCCACTTTTAAAGGTGTGAAGTATTCCCCTTGGCATCCAGACGCGAACGCCTCCAACCAAGGGAAAAGTTTGAACTTTCTTGTCGCGGTAGCAGATAAAATCACCACTACCTTTAATTACAGTTACACAGCGATCGCTTGCAGGGTGCGTGTGTAACCGATTATCTTCAGTAGAATTAGCAGGAAAATCCACCAATAATCTACCGAGTTGATCTGGAGTACAATCAAGCAAGATTGCTTTCATGTACTCTTCATACTCCACCCAGTCAAGATGACCGGGGATGATTATTTCAGGAGGATCAACTAACTCCCAAAATAAATTACTATTCCATTTTTCTAAACATTGTTGCTTCATATTAAAAAGGCATATAAAATATATGCCTTAAAAATTAGTCTGTATAACCAGCTACAATAACAGAGATTATAGTAAGTTGTCAAGCATCTTACTGTAATTATTTTAAAATTAGCTGAAACATTGATTATGACTACAAAAATCACAACTCTTGAGAAAGAAACAGAGACTTGGATATTTATTCAAGTCAGGGGAAAAGCAGATAGGCTTGATTTGTTGCAAATGACATTCCCGGAAATTAACGGAACAAAGGGATTGATTATATCGTGCGGAAAAATACCTTATTGGTTAGCAGCACCTATAATCAGTCATTATAGAAATAGATGCAAATGGCAAGCGATCAAAGAAGCGGGTAAGACCATAGCTATTGTGACGACATCATTTGACCCGGATACACCTGTAGCAAGTGAAATACCAGCAAGCATGAATTGTCTTGTCTGTAATTCTGATTTAAGAAGCGATGCAATTTACCCATATTGTGAAGCCCACAAAAATTACGCACCGGAAAGACAAACTTATCAGAAGAAAAAATAATTAATAAAGCGATCGCACTAACAACAAATAGGCGATCGCTTTATTAATGAGTTAAAATAATTCAAGTATTGAAAGTAATTAATAATTATGTCAATCGGAACTATTTCATACGATCGCCCCGCGAATAGCACAGTGACAGCAACTACTTTAGAGACAGATTATCAAATAAGTTTCCCTTTGGCGAACAGAGTTAGAATCACTCAGAATCTAACTTTAGATCCTGCTGCTGTTCCCCAAGTTTCCACAGTAACATTATCGGCTGGCTCAAATGGCGACGATATTGCTGTTCATTTAACGGTTGGCAGCACAACTTGGATTTATCGTCACGTCAAGGCTGCTGGTGACACAGTGACAACAATGGCTGCTTTCTTGGCAACTTTGATTAATACCAATCCTAATGTTGCAGCCACATCATCTGCCGGAGTTATCACTATCACCAGTGCCATCCCTGGTCAAGCATTTACATTGGCAAATACAGACTCTACTACTGTAGGCAACGTTGTTATTGCCACGACTACTGCTAACTCTGGCACAGCACTACACCGAAAAGTCGCAGACATTGATGTTACTTTCGCTGTCAATGCCAACAAATTCCCCACAATTACTTTAGGCGGAAGCTGGTATAACGGTGCCGCCTCTCCTGTGGTTGTACTTCCTGTTTCTGTTTTGTCAACGTCCGGTCCACGATCTATTGACACTTTGCAAACTGACGCAGGTATCGCAAGAGTATAATGACTAAACAATTCTGTCGGGCTTGGCTAGAAGTTAAAGGGAAAGTCGTTGACGCGATCGCACTCAACACTTCTATTAAACTGTCTGAAACTGAATTATCAATGACGTTTCAGGGTAATAGCCAACCCGCAGAATTGACCTCAATTGCGGCTGGTTCAAATTTTGTCGTGGAAGAAAATTCTATAGTTACAGAAATATTAGAAACTAAAGTTAAAAATAAAGTTGGTAAATTAAAGTTTTCCGGTAGTAGCGATTTTAAAATTCATTCCATTGATAGCGCGATCGCATGGTACTTGGTAGGTGAAGGTGAGAAGGAAAGTGAAGCTAAGGGTTTAGAGATTGTCAAAAAGTCAGAAGTTAAATTTGATGACCAAATTGCTATATCCCAGGATGGGAGAATATTTGTTAGTGAAAATGTTAATGATAAATTGGTAAAAATCAGGACTGATATTTGTATTCCCCGACAAGTAATGACAATGCCAATACCGTTACCTGAGATTAAAGCACATTTAATTTATGTGGAAAATAATGCTGTTTGGTATTCGGGAATTGTGGGTAAAGTTATTAATAGTGATTCTAGTCTTAGACAACAAAAGAAAGTTGTGATGCAAATTTCTGAGAGAACAGTTGAAGTTGTAAATTGACAATAAAAAAGCCCCATGATAGGGGCTAAATTAGAATTTTAAACTATCTTTCAATATGAGAAGTATAGTCGTCTAATGCGTGTACCTCTTCTAAAATTTCACCAATTAACTCATTGACTCTTTCAATTTTTTGATCTCTAAATTCACGCAGTTTTCTCGAAAATTCGGGATTATCTATTTCCCATTCTTGCGCTACGTCCAATAGATAAGATGCTCTCGCTTTATACTCATCTATTGAATCCTGATCAAAGGAATCAAAATCTAAAAATTTCATGCACTCCTCCTTAAATTAACTCCAGTAAAATTGTTAACGCAGATTGGATAGACGCGATACCTTCGGTCAGCTTTGCGATCGCATCCTTAATCATTTTCCGTTCTTTCTTGTCCGGTTTACCAGACTTTGATAGTAGAATTTCACCATCAGCGATCGCCTTTAGTAATGCTGAAATGTTAGGGCGATCGCCCCATAGGCAGCCAAACTCCAAAGCTTTTTGTTCAAGTTCGGCTTTGTGTTCCCAGGAAAGGGAGAGCGTTATACTCTCCTGTTTTCTACTCAATTTGACTCCTCTAAATCACGCAACTTTTTGGCTTTTCTTGTTTCACTTAATTTAGTAAAACCGTTCTTAATTAAATCTGCTTCTGTGTCGTCGGCAGACAACAGGAACCGACCTTTAGTCTTAGCCATTTCGCTTTTTATTCCTTCTCGCCCCATTTCTTATCTTGATAAGAGATATGGCTTGAGATGATACGTTGTAGCGTTCTGCCAATACAGAATATTTTTCTATACTGGCAATTATTTCTTCGTGATCTTGGCAAGTTAATTTACCCGATCCACTTATTCCAATTCCTGTAGGGTTGGGAGGATTAACACGAGAGTTTGCAGCGCACGAGCGACATTTAGTGCTTTTTCCCTTAACTAAAACTGCGTGCTTTTGCTGGGATATTTCCCCACACTTGCATTCACACTCATAGTAAGAATGTGAGTGAGATGTTTCTGAGGCATGAACAAACTTTATAATCCTCCAATCTCCAATCATTGTTCCGGGGAGGAGAGGATTTGTGATTGTTTTCATATTTTTGCTTTTTGCGAATGCGATCGCATTAACTAATTAAGCATTCTCTACAACATAGTTTGCGTATTCGCTAACTGAATAACCAGCGATCGCATTTGTTTTCTAGATTTCTACGTACAATCTGTCGCCATCAACGAAGGCATCAGTGGGTTTGAATTTTCCAGCTAATTCATATTCGCACTCATCATCACTTTTGAAGTACAACTGAGTCAATTTCTCGTTCGTTCTCCCGTAATATTCGCCGTATTCATCTTGCTCTAAATTAGACACAGAGACGACTTCTTTATGTAAATGCTCAAACATCACTTGCTTAGTTTCTTCTTCAAGCTTGTTAATGATTGCTTGAGAAATTTCATAATCACAGCGATCGCTTTCAACTTCTTCGGCATCATTTTCAGGGTAGGAAAAAATATAGTCTGAACCATATTTACGAGGTTCGCCCCGCACTTCAATCATTCTTGCAAACCATTCAGGCTCTTGGTCTTTTAGATAGCTGTCAACGAATACGTCAGCCTCTAAATTGATTACCGACTCTGGTGAATACCAGGATTCGGGATTAAGAACGACTTTGCGAATTAAGCTATAATCACCTTCTAAAATCTCAGTAAAAGCGTACCACAATGCTTTATTGAAGTCTTGGGAGTATCCATCACATTTACACCCAGGTGAATCACCCAACAACACATTTATGAAGAAAAATTGGTAGGGATTGGGGTGAAATTCATTTCCCGATTCTGATGCAACGGAAGATAGCATTACAAATGTAGCCATGATACAATACCTTTAAACGATGTTTTACTTAGAGGCTTGGGCTTGCCCCCCTTGTCTCTACATTTATAATATTACACTTATACTTTATCCTTGTCAATAGCAAAGTGTCCGTATATTTAAAATATGTATATTCGTTTGGATTTCAATGATTCCGACTATATTTTATTATTCAAACATGACATCCCTGCCCACCGGCACAAAATAATCAGGGCATATCATGTTGAGCTTTTACAGAAAATATCAGATTCAGGATATCCGGTATGGCCGCCTGAAGCAGCAGATGAAATTTACCAGAATTTTAGTCTGCACATCAAAAAATTATTCTCAGTTCTAAATCTAAAAATTAACCCCGACGATCTAACTCCTACCAGTCGTCACCATTTCTGCATCTGCACTGAACCAGTAGGAGATAGTGAAACCTACCGCCCCGGTTTATCACTACTAGAGCAATTAATGGGCTTCTCTCTAAAAGAAGTCCCACCACCAGACCCCAGTGCGCCAGAATATCCCACAACTGGAGATGAGGTTCTTGATGTCAAAGTGGACTTATTTTTAATATTTAAACGCCATGCCCCTAAATTATGGGAGTCTCACAGCTTGGAAGAATTGGCTTTGATGAGCCGACAAGCCAACGAGAGAATGCGAGATCCAAATCAGGAGTCGGACAAAGATTGGGCTGACTTCAAAGAAGCGATGGAAGAATTGCCAGAATTATTCATACAAAGCAAAGATGCTATCTTGTTAAAATTAGAGCAGTTGAATATTTGTATTCCCCATGCCTTCTAATTTAAGTCCTTACGCCGAACTATGTGCAGATTTTTTCACCACACTCAACACCCGCTTTGTTGAATTATTTGAACTCAAAACTTTCTACTCAGAGGATAATATTCTCCCAGGTGAAAGGTATGGAGTTATCACCCTAAATGGTATTGGACCGGATAGAGATAAAAGTTATGGGTCAGAAGTTCGTGGAAGTCATCAAATTTTGTCTATGCGAATGGATTTAATTCTCAAGTCAGGAATTAACACAAGAGTTGAAGGTGAAGCCGAAAAAGCCCGATTAATGCTAGACTTACATCATGGTATTCCTAAGTTAAAGGAGTATTATGATAATGATGAATTAGTAGGTGAAATCAGAACAGATGAAAATTTCTCAGGAATTTTAGCCCAAGCAAAACGCCCCCAAGGTAATGTTGCTAATTCTCCAAATTCCTGGATTGCTACTGTCACTTGTTCGGCGATCGCTCTAATTCTAATCAAGGTTGATATTAACGGTTTGCATTTAATGAGGTAATTCATGGCTGTTTTTAAATTACGTGGTCAATCATATCCAATTGCCAATGTTGGTACTTTGGGTAATAAAATTCAAACTTGTGCTAAAAATGCTTTTGCCTCACCTGCTGACGATGCGATCGCTGCTTACTGCGTATCCCGCGCTTGTCCCTCTATTCCTCCAGAAATAGCCAGTTGGAATAGCCAATCAGATTTTATATTCACCCTTGATGAATATGAGTTTGCAATATTCACCGGAGCATTTTCTTTAGCAGCATTAGAAAAGCAATTAGAAAATGCTACTGATTCTACTCAAAAAGGTATTATCAATCAATCAATTCAATCTATAAAATCCAAACTTGGTAATGTAGAATATGAGATGAATCAGGCGATCGCTGCTGAACTCTCAAAATCATTAACTGTAGTAGATGTAAAACCTCAAGCAACTATTTCTCAGGACGAGATTGATAAACATGAACGAAATTTAGTTCGCATGGGAGTTCTAACAGAAAAAGAATTGAACGAAGCAAGGTTGCAAGCGATCGCTGTACAACCTTCTGAAGAAAGTGTAATAACCGAAGAGGAACAGCGATGGTTAAATGAACGCCGAGCAGCAAGAACAGGAGCAAGAATAGTAGAGGAAATTATCCAATAATGACTAAACCAAAAGTTACCGAGGGGAAGATATCAGACTTAATTCCTGATGATAGAAATGCTAACAAAGGCACTGAACGCGGTCGTTACATGATTGAGCGATCGCTTACTACATTAGGAGCAGGTCGTTCAATTGTAGTTGATAAAAACGGTAAAATTATTGGTGGCAATAAGACCACTGAAGCCGCTTTTGAAAGTGGAATTGAAGATGCAATTTTTATCGAAACCGACGGTAGTAAATTAATCGTCCATAAACGAATAGATTTAGATTTAGATGAGGATGAAAAAGCTAGACAGTTGGCGATCGCTGACAACAGAACTAGCGAAATTTCCTATGCACCGGACGCTGAAATACTAGCTGAATTAAGCCAAGAAATTGATTTAACTGATTATTATTCTGAGGAGGAAATAGACAACCTTCTGAAAGACATAAATCAGGATAATGGTAAATTGTTTGGAGGAGGTGCGCCTCCAGATGATAACAAAGAGATTGATGAGGACAAGTTAGGGGAAACAAAACATACTTGTCCAAGTTGCGGTTTTAAGTATTAGGAAGTGGCGATATCTATGATCTTAGATATCGCTTATTAAAATTAGTAAAACAAATTATTTACAATGAATCATAAATATACTGTAGTTGATTCGTTCAGTGGTTGTGGTGGTAGTAGTTTAGGATGGAAGTTAGCGAATTTTAAAGAACTTCTTGCAGTGGAATTTGACCAAGATGCTGTTACCACTTTCCGCATGAATTTTCCTGAAGTTAATTTATATGCCGGGGATATTGCCACTTTATCGGGTGAGGAAGCATTAAGAATTACTGGATTAAAACCAGGGGAATTAGATGTGTTCTCTGGGTCCCCTCCGTGCCAAGGATTTAGTACAGCAGGTAAGCGAGAATTAAACGATCCTCGTAATTCTTTATTCAAAGAATATGCCCGATTACTAAACACTTTTAAACCTAAAGTTTTCACTTTTGAAAATGTCGGTGGCATGATTAAAGGTCACATGAAACAGGTTTATTTGCAGGTCACAAAATTACTGCGGGAATCTGGCTATGAGGTCAAAGGACAAGTGATGAACGCTTGTTATTTTGGTGTTCCCCAGGGTAGAGAACGAGTAATTATAATTGGTGTCCGCAAAGATTTAGGGATACCACCAAGCCATCCTAAACCGTTCACTAGAACTATATCTGTGTCGGAGGCTTTCAAGGATTTAGTTTGCGAACCAGATGCTAAACCTTTGAGTCCTTATTATGTTAAATATTGGCATCAAACTAAGCCGGGGAAATCATTTGGTAAATTTGCTAGTTGCAAAAAATTACATCCTGATCGCGTGTCGTTTTGTCTTCCTAAGCATAATCATAGTTTGTATCATTGGGCAGAACCTAGATGGTTGCATACTGGTGAGTTAAAACGTATTTCTTCATTCCCCGATGACTTCAAATTTACCTCTTGGAAAAATGCGGCTAATCGTATGGGAAACTCAGTTCCACCACTAATGATGAAGGCGATCGCTGAACACATTCGTGATGAAATATTGAGCAAAGTTTAGTCATTTTAGCGGTTGCTTGTAAGGGCGATCGCTTAACTATTTCTACTATTATTTGTGGTATAATTAATAAATGCCCTCGCGGGATAGTGTTGACAGCACTGAGTCCCCAGGGCAAGTAACCTGAATCAGAGGTCACATGAATAATATAGCAGTTTTTGAGTTTGAGTCAAAGGAACTTGAAGTAGTTGTTATTGACAACAATCCTTGGTTTAACGCTTCTCAGTTTGCTAAAGCACTAGGATATACTAATCCGTCAGAAGCTATACAGGACAATGTTTCCGCTAAATATAGCCAGCAGCTAGATTTAGGAAGACGGGGTAAAAAACCTATTTTTATTAGTGAGCCAGGATTGTATCAGCTAATCATGAGATCAAGCCTTCCTAATGCTGAGAAATTTCAGGACTGGGTGTTTGAAGAAGTTTTACCAAGCATACGCAAGACAGGCACTTACTCAAAAGACTCTCACAAAGTCTTAGGAGCATACACGGAAAGAGTAGAAGCTATGTTTGACGCTGCCAATAAAATACCTGAAGGTTATTGGTGCGTACTTCATGAGTCGGCTAACTTGCTAATTTGGGTAGAAGCTAAACTCAAGTATCCAGTAGATAGACATGATCTGCTTGATGGTAGCATCGGTATTCACTGGTCAAGATATCGCGCAGGAAAATCATGGGCTGGCGATCGCATTAGATTTGATTACCGTTTTCCTGATGGGCGTCCTTGCCATCCTTGGTGTTATCAAGAGCAGGAATTATTGCATTTTAGAGAGTTCTTGAGTAGTAAATATAAGCCGATTCTACTGCCTCGATATTTAGAAGATAAATACCCTGGTTTAGTGAAAGCTTAAGGTAGGGGCGATCGCTAAAATCAAAACATGAAGACAGCGATCGCTAAAACTCACTAAACATTTTCACTAAAAATCACTAAGAATAAGCGCGTTACGATCCGCTAAATGATGCTTGATCCGGGGATCGCGTATTGCACTATATAGATCATTACACGATCCGCATATAGCGGTTTTTTACTAATATTTAAAAACTGATAATTGCGGTTATTTCCTAACATTAATTACGGTGTTTTATCACGATATAAAAATTTTATGCCGTGATTTTTTAGTGATTTTTTATTGCCTACGGTACGCTTAGGTGAACCGATTTCTGATTATATAAACCGTGATTAATTGGTATTGAATGACTATATATATAGTGATTAATTAATAGTAGTACAAATGCTCAAAGCTATATATAGCAAGTGTTCTAAAATAGTTTTTGTAAAGTCTTGACAATGTTTATGGATTGTGTGAACATAGACACAATCGAATAAATTACAAGTGAAAGAAAAATGAAAACTACACAATATAGTCTCCTGGAATTATCCGATTTATTTCATGCCAAGCAAATTGATATGTTGTCTAATGAGTCTGTCGAGATAACATTAGATGATAAAAGTGATGTGTCTTGTATTGAATTGTTAACTCATGATGACTGTAACTACTTTGTTATTGCTAATAATGCAACTGGGTTAAATGAATCATTTTGGACTACTGACGATAGTCACTTTATAACCATAACAACAGTAGAGGAAACAACGTTAAATGAATCATTTTGGACTACTGACGATAGTCACTTTATAACCATAACAACAGTAGAGGAAACAACTGTAGAGGAAACAACTGTAGACAATCTAGATATTAACGCGATCGCTGTAACCAATGAAGAAATAATTCAAGACCTTCAAAATAAAATAATTGCAGATGGTATAAATGCAGTTATGGATCTATGTTCCGAATTTTCCGGTATTGAATTGCTGGAATTATGCCAAAAATTACAAACTATGGCGGTTAGAAAGATTAAAACTGAGATCAAAACTGAGAACAAAAAAACCAAAGTAAATAAACCAGAAACACAAACCGAAAAAAAAGAGCGCGTAAGCGCCAAAAACTTTAAATATTACGATCTTCTAAAATCGTGGCATGGTGTACCAACTGATAAGATTATCGCAGATAAGTTAAACGGTGGTTATAGTTCATCTGTGATCAATGAGGATAAACGAGTAATAAATGTACTAATGGGAACCGATCCAAAATTAGAAATTAGTCAAGATTGGGCTAATTATATTATCGGTTACTGGGAACAAAATCCTGATACGACCTGGGTTAGGTTGCATTATTGCTTTGCCAAAACTAGCAAGTCTAACGGGGCCAGGGATTGTCAAGATATCGGATTGCTATGTAATTACATCGTAGATAACGGTGTATCCAAGGAAGACATAGAAGCAGCGATCGCGTCTCAGATCGCGTCTCAAAATTAGAACCAATTAATAGATCGTTATCTGATACATAACGATCTATCTCATTAGTCAATCACAACTTAACAGGAATTAAAATCATGACAGACAACAGAGATCGAATCATAGAATCACTAAAAAGTCAAGTTGCAGAACTTAAAAAAACAGCCGAGCTATTAGTTGAGTTAAATCAAAATAGCCAAGACGCTATTAATAACCTAAAAAACTATTTTGATAATTCTCAGAAAATTTTGGCTAAATTGCAGTTAAGCAATAACAACGCAATTAATAGCGGCATTGAGTGCCAAAAATTAGAAACTAAATTAGTTGAGGTTGATCAATCCGATATCCCACCAACTAGCACTCCACCAACTTCTAAACCACCAACAAACACTCCACCAACTAGCACTCCACCAACTTCTAAACCACCAACAAACACTCCACCAACTTCTAAACCACCAACTAGCACTCCACCAACTTCTAAACCACCAACTAGCACTCCACCAACTTCTAAACCACCAACTAGCACTCCACCAACTAGCACTCCACCAACTTCTAAACCACCAACAAACACTCCACCAACTTCTAAACCACCAACAAACACTCCACCAACTTCTAAACCACCAACTAGCACTCCACCAACTTCTAAGCCACCAACAAACACTCCACCAACTAGCACTCCACCAACTTCTAAACCACCAACAAACACTCCACCAACTAGCACTCCACCAACTTCTAAACCACCAACAAACACTCCACCAACTTCTAAACCACCAACAAACACTCCACCAACTAGCACTCCACCAACTCAGTCCACTAAATAACTAACCACAATACAGCACTATTTTAGTGCTGTATTCTACTATCAAGAAATTATGGAACTAATCACAAATCTAATCAACAATATCAAAACTACATTAGACAATTTAGAACCACTAATCAACTCGATATCAGATAAAACAAAAGATAGATTAGAACGGATAATAGTAGTCTATCTGGGAACTATCAACAGTCAGATCCCGATGTATTCCTCAAATTTTCACTATTTTGGATATTCCTACAAATACGGAATTGTCCGCGTATCGTGCCAAAATCCAGGATACAAAAGCGGGGATCTATTGTCCGGCACTTATCACGATAAGCAGAATTATCTATTCTCTGGAACTATTCACAAAGTTTATTAACTATGGAACTAATATGGAACTAATAACGGATCTAATATCTAGCATCCAGATAACGCTAGATAGTATCAATAAGACTGTTAAAAAGTATCAGTCACAGTCAAAATCAAAAGTCAGTGACAGCAATTTTCAAAAATTATGCGACGACATAATGAATTCAGGTAGAGCCGAAAGAAGTAGGTGGGAACACATTAAGATCGCCGACTTTCAGCAACACCTAGAAGATAGGGATCTAATAAAAAAAGTTCATAGCGCACCTGGTCGCTATGCCGAAATATCTGGGAAGGTATGGTTCGGTAGTGCCGAATATGATTTTTCGTTCCTAAGAATCAACGGCAAAGAGTTTACCTTCTATAGTATCTATGATGATCACCTAACTATAGAAATTCACGTTACCGCAGATCATCCAACCGCAAAAATTCTACTATTAAAATAAGAGAATATCAACTATGGAACTAATAACGAATCTGATATCTAGCATCCAACTAACGCTAGATAGCATCAATAAGACTGTTAAAAAGTATCAGTCAAAATCAAAAGTCAGTAGCGATCGCAAGCTACAGATCGCTATCAAAACAGCCCAGGAAATTTGCAGTACCTACGACGCGGTACAACACGGGATCGCCGTTGCTGCACAGCAAGAGGGTGAGAGATACGCCGCGATATCGCTAGAACTGCAAATACAGGGATACGATCCCTATGTATGCCGTCCCAAATATCGGTACTGGACAGAATTTTGTCCAGACGTAGCTATAGGTGTCCTACATACCTTAATGGGAGAATACAGCACACCCGCACTTTTAAACCTGATTAAAAAATTGGTAATAATCGTCAAGCCGTTCCGCGCTCATACACCGGAACAGATAGAGACAAGATCGCTTGGCATCAAACCCTACAAATTCAATTCCTACGCGGTATGGCATAACTCATTCTCAGATCATGGTATGAGCTATGCACTTTGGAGAGAGTGCGGCTTTGAATAGCTTGGCGCGATCGCGCCACCTCAGAGTCGGAGTGCGATCGCCTAACCCGGAACATTTATAAAATCATCTAGTACCGGGACTAGATCAAAAGTTAAAAACATGGAAACCAGAGAAATAGTAACTTCTTACTTTACTAAACACAGTGAGATTATAGATTCTTGTGTAAGCGATCGCTTTTATGAAGTGATAGAAGGATGTTTAGAGATTGAACACAACATCAAAATAGACTGGTTTTCTACTACGTCAGGCTTGCTTTATGGGGAAACCGAAGACGGTTCTACTATTACTTTTTACTGTCGTCCCTGCTTAGATATCGAGAATTATAACTGGCTTTGTTATCAAATCGTGTTGCAAATATACCCACAAGATCATCCTATTCACAAAGATTATTCATGGGTTTATCATCCCTACTTTCACTATTACTCAATAGGGTTAGGAGATGCTGATTTTCTCGGTGATACAAACAGGGAATCATATCAAGCCTATCTACTAGGTTGCAGCGATCACTTATTAGAAGCGATCGCGCCACACGCCAAAAGTCCTCTATCCTATTAATAGCAATGCTTTTAAGATATCTTCTCAGATATCTTGACATCTATTAGCTAGTGTGAGATAGAAAGAGAAAAATTAATTAATCGCTCTTGTTTGATATAAATGAAAAGCATATAGTCCTCAAGTATGCTTTTTATACAATTATGTCGCTGAAATACTCAATCAAAGTTTTATATTAGAAGTGCTTGACAAGTGCTTTCACTTCTGATATAACTAGATTATTGAAGCAAAGAGAGAACAATTTATAAATCAAAAGGCAGGATGCGTCCTGAGAAAACTAACATCCTGCCTGAGTTCATAAACATAAACCTAACTGGAGTATAGCATCATGTCTTTAACAGCAACCCGTTTTTCTCGCGCTTTCAGTTCTTCCGAATATTCCGCCATCCTCTTTTTAGAGGAGGCATTGTTTGAAGAAGGGTATTCCTATGATGGTAAAATCCTAGAAGAAATCGAAATTTTTGCCCCCGCCCGTCCCGCGACAGAAGGGGATCTATCCTACCTCAGAGAAATATTTTGG